ACTCATGTCCCTGTCGCAAATGCAGGTCTTCAACCAGTACATCATGCCTGCGACTCTCGAGACGCTGGATCAGTACCTGGCCGCTTTCAACGCTGCGAGTCGCGGCGCTATCGTGCTGTCCCCAGACGGCTTCACTGGCGACTTCCTCCAAGAGTCGTTCTTCCAGACCCTGGCTGCTGCTCAGCGCCGCGTGGATCGCTACAGCGTCAACGCGGCCGTTGCAGCCACCGACCTCACCGAGCTGAAGAACACTTCGGTGAAAGTCGCAGGCGGCTTCGGCCCGATCCGATATGAGCCATCGCAGATGACCTGGCTGGAGCGCCCGACCGCGCAAGGTATCGAAGTCGCGAGCCGCGCGTTCGCTGAAATCCTGCTGAAGGATCAGTTGAACACTGCGATCGCGGCGCTGGTGGCAGCGATTACCGCCCAAGCGGCAGCAGTCAACGATGTGTCGGCTACCGCAGGTATCAGCTACGCCGGCCTGAATAACGCGCATGCGAAGTTCGGCGACGCCAGTCAGAACCTGGTCACCCAGGTGATGCAGGGCACCAGCTACCACAAGTTGGTCGGCCAGAACCTGGCGAACCAGCAGCAGCTGTTCCAGGCGGGCAACGTTCGCGTGGTGGACATCCTCGGCAAGATCTCCGTTGTGACGGATGCCCCGGCGCTGATGCAGGCCGGCACCCCGAATAAGGAAATCATCCTCTCCCTGGTGCAGGGCGCTGCGCTGGTCCACGACGGCCGCGACATCATCAGCAATGTCCAGACCACCAACGGCAAGGAGCGCATCGAAACTACGCTCCAGACCGACTACACCTTCGGCCTGGGCCTGAAGGGGTACACCTGGGATACCACCACCGGCGGCAAGTCTCCAACCGACGCTGAGCTGGCGACCGGTACCAACTGGGACAAGACCGCCACCAGCATCAAGCACACCGCCGGTGTGGCTCTGATCGGTGACGCCTCCAAGTAACACAGCGATGTCCAAGCCGGGACGTGTGCCTGGCTTGGCGGAGATGCAATCATGAGTAACAAAATCTGGTATCTGCCCGGACCGTTTCACCAGTACCGGGAAGACGTGAAGGCGCTGGCGAAGAAACACGGCCTGCGCATCATCGACGCGAGCATCACCGAAAATCGCGATGGTGAGGCCGATGATGTGCCGGAGGTGACGGTGCGACAGGTCGAGCCGGCGCCGGTGTTGCTGATCGCCGATAGTGGTGATCACGCTGCGCTGCAGGAGCTGATCGACAAGTTGAATGCGGAGCGTGACGGCATCGTGTTGTTAATCGACGCCGCTGAAGGTCTGTCCGATCTGGAACACCCTGGAGCCGGCGAACTGCCAATCCGCCTGTTCGGTGCGCTGAAAGCCATTCATGAGGGGTTCGAAACCCTTACGGGTGAGCGCGACAATTTGGCTGGCGAGGTTGAATCTCTCCGCGCTGAAGTCGAACGCCTGAAGGCGGCAGCGGAACCGGTCGACAATGCCGAGAAGATCGCGAACCTCAAAGCGCAACTCGACGCCGCCAACGTGACGTATCGGGCGAATGCCTCGGTAGAATCGCTGGAAAAGGCAGTTGCTGACCTGCAGCAGGCGTAATAACCCGGGTGCCCGGTAACGTGGCACTCGATCCAGAACACCACAGCGAGCTGATTCATGACTCTCATCATTGAGGACGGTACCGGCAAGCCTGACGCCGAAAGCTACGCATCCGCCGAAGACCTGGCCATGTACGCCGTGAAGTTTGGCGTGACCATCCCGGCGGAGGTGCCAGCGCAGGAAGCGCTGCTGCGCCGGGCCGCGCTGGCAATGGACGGCATGACGTGGAAAGGGCGAAAGTCCAACAGCGAGCAGGCTCTGGCCTGGCCTCGCCGCGGTGTCGAGTTGGATTACGAGATCAAGCCCGACAAGTACCTGCCAGCGCGGATCCAGTACGGCCAGATGGCGCTGGCCGCCGAGATCCACACCGACGACGTCGACCCGATCGAGAAGCGCAAAGGAGCGGTAACGCTGGAGCGTGTTGAAGGCGCTGTCACACGCGAATACGCGACCATCCCAAACTCCAGTGGCCGACTGTTGCCGGCGGCGCCGGACCGACCGAGCGCCACGCAGTTTGCCGACTACCTACAAAAGCGCGGGCTGTTCGCAGTCCGGGCCTAGTTTGGAAATTGTTCTGTCAGTTGAGAAAGTAGATGGCCGACGTCCGTTTGAATTCCGTAGACACAGGAGAACCATGCCTGTGAAGCTGGATCAGCACTCACGCTTACCAGGATATTAGCTGCAGCAGTGCTTACTGCGGGCTCAAAATAAAATTCTTCAAGCTCAGTGCGATCGCGCTTTTTTCCATCAATCGTTCCAGTTTTTGCGTACCGCTTCAGTTCCTCCTTGAGAGACCGAAACCCCTGCTGAAGCTCATCTTTCTCCAGTCGATTGAATCTGGTTTTACCTGCGTGCAATGCCATTAAGTCATTGGCCTGAGCGCACAGACTGCGCATCCTGGCAATGACTTCGAGTGCGTGCTGATTTTCAGTGGTCATCTTGATTTCCTTTTCTTTTCCGGCGGCTTGCTGAGCTGTCGATAGTAACCGCCCAATAACGCATATGCATCTGGAGCCACCATGGCCTTCTACGACGAAATGGCCTTGATGGCTCTGGATATGATCACAGAGTTCGGCCAGCCCGTAACTATCAGCAAGACCGAACCGGGTGAATACGACCCTGAGACCGGTGGCGATTCGCCGGGCGCCACCATTGAACAGACCGCCCAAGGCATCCTGCTCGACTTCACGGGTCAGGAATTCCAGAACAACAGCCTCATCAAGCAGGGCGACAAGAAACTGAAGATTGCCGCGCAGGGGCTTGAGTGGATTCCGGATCTGCTGAACAAGGTGATCATTCAGGGGCGCACCTGGTCAATTGTGCCGCCGTTGAAAGAGGTGAATCCCGCCGGGACGCCGATCTTGTTTGAGCTGCAGGTGCGTTCATGAGCCGCGCGGGCGCCGGCCAGTCCGGGAGTTTTGCCCTAAGCCTGGCAGAGTTTGCCGCGCAGACAAGCGAAGCCATCGACGCCAGTGTGCGCGAGATCATCATCGAAGTCGGCAGCAGCCTGATCCGCATGTCTCCAGTGGGTAACCCGGAGATCTGGACGCAGAACGCAGTAGCGACCCAGTACAACAAGGCTGTCGAAGACCACAACAGCGCGCTTCGCAGCGATCCGGCCAACTTGACCAAAGGCGGCAGGCTCAAGAAAGGTCGCAAGCTCAACGACGGCATGGACATCGTCGCACCGGAGGGCTATGTCGGCGGCCGCTTCCGGGCGAACTGGCACCTTTCCATCGGCGTGGTCGAGAACGTCACCTTCGACGAGGTTGATCCGAGCGGCACCGAGACCATCGCGGCTTTGGTCGCCGCCATCAGCGATTTCACCGCCGGCCAAATGATCTACCTCATCAACAACTTGCCCTACGCGATCCCGCTGGAGTTCGGCCATTCCAAACAGGCCCCCAGCGGGATGGTCCGGGTCACCGTGGCTCGCTTCCAGAAGATCGTGCAGGAGGCCATCAGGAACAATCAGGTATGAGTCATGCACGCGCCCGTCAGGCCATCGAAACGAAGCTGGCCGCATGGTCGGCTGCGCGTCCAATACGAGTGGCCTACTCGAATCAGCCATTTACACCAGGTCCATCTGAAACCTATCTGCGGGCCTTCCAGCTACCAGCCAGCACCACATGCCGTTTGCTCGGCGGGGACGCCTATGAGTACACCGGCGTCTATCAGATCAGCATCGTCTGTCCATCTGCCCAGGCCATGGCGACCGCAGAGACGCTCGTTGAAGAGCTGACACGGCTCTTTCGCGTGGACACGCCACTGGCCCGCAACGGGTTCGATGGACTCATCACTGAGCCGGTAGATCAGGGGCCAACCATCACAGAGTCGGCGACCTACACGGTCCCGGCCAGCTTCACCTACGCAGGTGTAGCAGACCAACCGCCCGCTGGGGCATAACCTACCGCCGTCAGGCGGGCATTCAAGAGGAAACACACCATGGCCGCACGCTTTCCGCTGCCGAACGGCGCTGTGCTGGAGATCGCCAGCATTATGGGATCCGCCGTCGCTTTCACCGCCCTGACCAATGCGAAACCGCCGGTCGCGGCTTCTGTAGGGCACAACGTCGAAAACGGCGACGTTTTGCTGATCAACTCTGGCTGGGCGCTGATCAATGACCGCGCAGTAAAGGCGTCCGGCGTTACCGCCGATGCATTTGCGTTGGCCGGTCTCAATACCACCAACACCGACAAATTCACTGTAGGCGCGGGTTCTGGCTCAGTGATCCCGGTGTCCGGATGGACGCAAATCTCGAAAGTTACGTCCTTCACATCCTCCGGCGGTGAGCAGCAATACCAAACTGTCGGCTACCTGGAAGATGACGACGACAAGCAATTTCCAACCAACCGAAACCCGACCACGATCACCATCGTGGTGGAGGATCAGCCGACCGCTCAATACGTCGAGACGGTCGAGGGCTTCGATGACACAAAAGAGTTGGCCGTCGTGCGCATGAAGTTGCGCAACGGCGATCAAATCCTCTATCCGGGTTATGTGAGCATCACTCCCGATCCAACGATGGAGCGCAACAACGTCATGACGCGCACCATCAGCATCGGGCTTTCTGCTCGTTCGCTCCGTTACTTGGCCGGCGCATAAGGACTTCTCATGGCAAAGATCAGGATCGCTCAGAACCCTACGTTCAAAGCCAACGTGCACATTCCAATCGTTGGGTGTGAGCCCGAGGCAATCGAGTTCACCTTCAAGTATCGCGATCGCCCGGCACTCGCCGCGCTGTTCGACGAGTGGAACAGGAAGGCGAAGGAAATGCGCGATGGGTTCGGGGAAGGCACCACATTGTCAGATGTCGTTGCTGCCGAAACCGAATATCAGGTGCAGCAGGTCAAGGACTTGGTCGCGGGCTGGGGCTTCGATGACAAGTTCGACGACAAGAGCATCCTTGCCCTTGTGAAGTCATGCCAAGGTACTGCCGAAGCGGTAGTGAATGCCTACCAGAGCGCATTCAATCAGGCCCGCTTGGGAAACTGAGGGCAGCAGCCGCGGCGTTGTACGAAAGCGGTCCATCTGCTGAGCAGTTGGCAATTCTCGGGCTGACGGCTGCCGATTTGTCAGGTGACGATGTAGAGGTCTGGCCATGCAACTGGCCGGCCTTCCTCCTGTTCAACCGAATGTCCACGCAGTGGCGGGTCGGTACTGGGGGCGCCATCGGCCTCGATTACAACTGCATTCGAGACGTAGCCGGCTTCCTCGGCATCAAGAAAAAGAAACTCGCTGAAATCTTTCCTGACCTGCAGGTGCTGGAAGGCGAAGCCCTGCGCGTCATGGCGGAGGAGAGGGAAAACAGCCCGTAGTCACGGGCACTTATTCAAGGTGAGTCGATGAACATTGCAGAACTCGGCGTCAAGATCGACTCGGCCGATGCGATCGAGGCCAAAACGAGCCTGGATGAGATGGCGAAGGCCGGCGGCCGTGCCGAACAGTCCGCCGTTTCGCTGATGAACGAAATGCAGGCGCTGGAGAAATCGCTTTCTACCAGTGCCAAGACCACGCAGGACCTTGCCAAACAGCGCGATGCGCTGGCGAAGCTGACCAAGACCGGCGCCTATGGCGAGGCTGAGGCCGCGAAGATCTCGGCACAGCTCGACAAGCAGCAGGTCGCGCTGGCCAAGTCGGTCATGGATGAACAGAAGGCACTCAACAGCCTTCTGGGCGCCATTGACCCGGCCCGCGCCGCACTGGCGAAGCTGGACACCCAGGTCGAGCAACTGGGCAAGCATCTGGATGCCGGCCGGATCAGTCAGGACGAGTACAACACTGCTCTGGGCAAGATCGACAAGGACTACGACAAGCTCAACAAAACCACCACCGGCTTCGACAAGCTGCGCCTCGGCACCCGCCAGGCGCAGGAAAACGTCGTTCAGCTGGGGAATGCGCTGTCCTCGGGAGACTGGGGAAGTGGCGTACGCGCGGTCGCGCAATTGGGAGCCGGTGCAGGCGCGGGCGCGGCTGGACTGCTCGCCATTCTCGGCCCGCTCGCGCTTGCCACCGCTGCCATAGGCGGTCTGGCGTACGCTTTCTACAAGGGGAGCGAGGAACAGGACAGCTACAACAAAGCGTTGATCCTGACCGGTAACTACGCCGGTGTGAGCGCCGGGCAGCTGGGCGACATGGCCCGCCAGGTCAGCGCAACCGTTGGCACCACTGGCCAAGCCGCAGCCGTGCTCGCTCTGCTGGCCGACAACGGCAAGATCGCCGGCGAAAGCTTCACCGGAATCACCCAGG